GATTGGAACCCTCTTGGGCCGATCAGTGTTGGCCGACCTTGGGGGAGGTGGATATGCTTCTATTTGAGGAGAAGCATGTCCGCCTTCACCAAGGTTCAGGATCTCGGAACCGGGGAGGCTAAGTGGTTGATCCAGGTTTTAAACACCTGGGGATTTCTACTTGCCACCCTAGATCCCGGATTAGTTGCAGGACTCCCGGTGGACGATAAGTACCGTCCTCTGGGTAGGATCTTTTCTGAGATCCTCCGGCTCTTTTTGGAGAACCGGGGGAATGCCCAGAAGGTCCTAAAGCTGTACAGTGATTGGTGTCTCCACCTCCTGATGGAAAATGACCACAATCCCCCCGCGAACCTTTATGGGTTCTTCGGGCGTGGAAAGGATGGTCCTTCCTTCAAGTGGGTGGTTACTCCCGGTCTCCGTCGCACATTTCTTCACCACTACCGCTGGTTTTTAGCCCAGATTTGGTCGGCGAAGTACTCCTTCCCCCCCCCGTTTAAGGACGAGGGCCGGAAGAAGGCCTTTCCCAAACATCGGGACAACCTAGGTGTCTTTGTTCCAATACCGGATGAGGTGATAAACCTCGCCCGATCCTGGGCAGAGAACTATGTTGTCCGTTTGGGTAAGAAGGGCCCCCCGCGTGAGCTGCCGATTAACCAATCCGCAATCCTTGAACGTTCAATCGTCAAGGGTGGAAGGTTATCGTGGGCGGCCGAAAGGATTGACGCCTTCAAGAAAGTCCTTGAGGACTTCCGTTATCGAAGGCCGCATACCCTCGGTCGCGAGCTCCCGCTCCCTATCTACGACGAACCCATCACCGGTGATTGGCAACCTCCCGAAGTGGGCCCGACGGCTCTCGCCGTCAAGCCCGTTCTGTGGGGTGATCCATCACCGTTCGGTTTTTACCGGGTGGATTCGTTGGGTAGACAGGTGTGGGTAGAGTCTGAGACTCTAGCCGATGGGGTCCTCCTTATGGAGGCATGTGTGGCCCAGGCAAAAGAACGTGGTTACCTGGAGGGTTCTTCCCGAACGGGCTTTAAGGCTCTTGACAAGATTCGTCGAGTCAGAGCTTCGGCCGTCGAGGAGATGTCCTTCAAGTGTCGCGTGGTGACTGTGAATGAGGGTTGGTTTTCAACCCTTGCCCACCTACCACGCCTGGTCATGTTTGATTACCTGGCTGGAGACAGAGAGATCCCCTCCCTCAGTTCTGATATTGAGGGGGGTGGTCCCGCTGTTCTCTCCCGTTTTGGAGACCGTCTGAAGGAGCGTGGCCTTCTCGAGGGCGAGGAAATAAATTCCCTCGACCTCGAAACTGCCACTGATACCTTCAGTATTTCACTGTGTTGGGCCCTCGCCAAGCCTTTCTTGGAGAATCAACCATCACTGATTCGGGCCGTCGCGGAAATCGCGATGCGTCCGATGTGGGTTGATTATCCGGGGCTTGGGAAGGGCTCCCAACTCGAACCGCTACTGACAAGACGTGGGATCTTAATGGGTGATCCCACCTCTTGGTCCGTCTTAAACCTCCATAACCAGTTCCTTTGGCATCTTGCCAAGGCAAATCCGGTGGGGACCGTCACTTCTTGGGACGGTTTTCACGGGATTGCCCCTCCGGAGACTTACGAGGACCCACTTTGCCTTAGGTGTGGCGACGATCAAATTGCCGTCGCCTCATCCAAGGTGTGTAGGACTTTTGAAAGTCTCCTCCTTCTTTGCGGAGCTAAGCTCTCTATTGGAGCTCACTTCGCGTCGAAGAGGTCCTTCTTCTTCACAAAGTCTATTCTTGACTTGGTGGAGGAGAAGGATGAGGAGGTTGAAGGGGGAAGAAGGTTCAAGGTAAAATACCTTGATATCTTTCCTCCGAGGATGGCTTTGGGCTTCAAATCCACAAAACCAGAAGATCGTTTTCTTCCGGTTGAATGGTTTCGGGGCCCCGCCTCCTCTTCCGCCTTTATCTGGTTTCCTCCCGAAGATCGAAGGTTAGTACAACACATACCCCGTGCGGTCTCTATGCTCCATTTTTCATGGATTAGAGAGTGCTCGGAGTTAGGGTTGGAACCCTTCCTTCCTCGAGAGTTGGGTGGAGTTGGATTTCTCTCACCACAGGGAACCTGGCGCGCTCTCCGTAAGGGCGCGAAACTGATGGTGGGGGAGATTTTTAAGGATGATAAGTCCCTAATGTCTCTCCTAGCACCTTATTTCGCGTCTGGGGTCTGGTCCCCCACTTTTTCTTGGAAAAAGTTGGAGGACTTTGCCCTCGGAGCGGCCGTGATCCTCCCGGAGTTCATTGAAGGCTTTCGGGCCTCCAATGAGATCTGGGAAGACCTCGACTTTTCGCCATTTCTTCCTGAGGTCCCTGATTTTACTCTGGAGTGGGAATACCAGGAGGTACCCGATAGGGGTCGTAAAACCCTTTCTCAGGTCCTCCTTGAGTTTTCCTCTGCTTTCCGAAATCCTTATGACCCGAATGTTCCTCGATCCGCGGCTGTGCCGCACTTAGAGGAAGTCGCGACTAGGTTTCGGGATCTCCAGAAGAGAATCGTTCGGTGGGGAGGATATAAGGTCCGTGGGGAATGGACACCTGAGGAGATGCAACAGTTATTGAAGCGTCACCGTCGGTGGACCGTCCCCCAGGAGTCTTATACCTCCTTCCGCACGTGGTTGGAGAAAT